ATCGAGTGATGACGGGCGTTAAAGATGCATTAATGAAGCCAATCATCCAACTTATGAAAGGTATTAAAAAAGTCGCTGAAAAATTGCCCGATTTTATCGGTGATCCGGCAGAAAAAGCCATTGATCGTATGCTCAATGCTTTTAAAAAAGGTGAAGATGAGGCGGTGGGGCATTCGATCATTCCAGACATGGTGGATAAAATCGCCCTCACTATGAATAAACTACCAACCGTGATGGGTGATCCGGCACGTGATGCGGCCGATGCGGTGAATGACTCATTTAAAGATATGGGGTCAAGTGTTAGCAGCTCGATTCAAGGCATGGTCAAAGGCACAACCAGTTTAAAAGGTGCGCTAAAAAATATTGGCGGTGGTATTGTTAGTAAACTACAAAAGAAAATGTGGTCTCCGGTTGACACTGTGATTGATAATTTTGTTAAAAATATTGATTTTGGTGGCTTCTTTGCAGGTGGTGGACGGCCACCAAAAGGCAAGCCATCAATCGTGGGTGAGCGCGGTGCAGAGTTATTTGTGCCAGACACCGCAGGCACGATTATTCCCAACGATCAACTCGGTGGTGGACAAACTGTTATTGTTAATTATTCACCACAAGTCAATGCGCTTGATCCACGCACCGCGCAAATGGTGATTGCTGAAAATGCACCAACCATTGTCGGTGTGATCAGACAAGCCTTTAATCGTAACGGCAGGACGGTGGCAATATGAGTGGCGCATATCCAACAACACCGGTGGCAAATTCAATCAGTATTACGGGTATTGCGCCAACGCTTACCAGTGTCACCCATAGCCTAAAACGTCAAGCACGATCGCGTGGTGGTCAAAGATGGTTGATGGATATTAATTATCCATCCCTCACGCGTGCGCAGTTTGCACCAATCTGGGCTTTTGCGAATAAACAGCAAGGCCAATATGGCACATTCACTTATCAACCACCGATTTATAAGGACACTTCTGGCACGGCCACTGGCACGTTGTTGGTGAATAATGCCGGTGGTTATGCAGCAGGATCATCCACCATTGCAACCGATGGATTGACTGGCACTTTAAAAGCCGGTGATTTTATTAAATTTGCCGGTCATGACAAGGTTTATACCATCACCGCAGACGGCGCAACGTCACTCGCTATCGAGCCGGCACTGTTAGAAAGTGTGGCAGATAATGAGGTGATCACTTATAACGATGTGCCATTCACCATGGCATTCACCACAGACACGCAAGAGATGAGCGTATCAACCGGTGGCTTTGTGGCGTATCAAATCAAACTGGTTGAGGTAGTTTAGTGGCAGATCGCGGATCAACCACAGCCTTTCAAACTGAGGTTGCCAAACTTCAAAATCAGCCGGTGCATTTGTTGTCGGTGCATTTTGACGATGAAGTGGTTTATATGAATGACGGTTATAAAGACATCGTTTACGATTCAAATACTTATCAAGCCGTTGGTCATTTTATGGGTTTTTCAGATATTGAAGAAGCCGCCGAGGTGATGGTGTCATCAATGACAATCTCATTGTCGGGTGTTGATCAAGTGTGGGTCAGTAAGGTTTTAAATAAACAATACATTGATCGCACGGTAAAAATCTACACCGCTTTTTTAGACTCAGCGCAGGCACTGATTGTTGATCCAGTGTTAATCTTTGAGGGGCGTATGGATTCACCAGCCATTAGTGAAGATCCAAACGGCGGTCAATCAAGTGTATCGGTGAGTGCCACCAATGCTTGGGTGGATTTTAGTCGCACCACCGGCAGACACACCAACCATGAAGAAACACAAATCCATTTTTCGGGCGATAAAGGCTTTGAATTTGCGAGTGAAATTGTTAAAGATGTAATTTGGGGTAAGCCGAATGACTGAGATCATCTTTCACAATTACATTGAGTCACAAATGGGCAAGCCTTTTAAATGGGGTGAGAATGATTGCAACACCTTTATTTTAAAAATGGTGGATCATTTCCAAGGTACAGATTATGCCGCCGATGTGGTGGGTAAATATTCCACCAAACGTGGTGCGCTAAAATTTGCCAAAAAAATTGGTACATTGAGAGATTATTTACCGCTTAGAAAAATCAAAGACAATCACGCTCAAACCGGTGATCTGATTTTGGTTAAAGATCAAGTGTTTGATCGGGCGCATATTTGCATGGGATCAAAAGTCGTATCAGTGATTGAGGATTCGATCACCACTCAAATACCAATGGTTGAGGGCGATGTTTATCGGTGGGATCTATGGGCGCAGTAGTTGGATTTATTGCCGGTGAGATTGCCGGATCATATTTAACCAAAACCGTTGGTGGATTTTTCGCGCAAAAGTTTTTAGGTGTTGCATTCGGTAAATTAGCCGGATCATTGATTGGTGCAGGGGTGTCTGGCTTATTAGCTGAGAAACCAGAATCGCCGGATTTTGGCGATAATTCTGCTGCTTCGGGTATGCTCATTAACAAATCAGCCAACGATGCACCAATCCCAGTAATCTATGGTCAGCGCAAAATTGGCGGCACAAGAGTTTTATTAGAGATCACCGGCACAGATAACGAATACCTGCACATGGTATTGGCCATGAGTGAGGGTGAGATTAATTCATTTGAAAATGTTTATCTGAATGACGTGCTATCCACCGATGCTAAGTTTAGCGGTTTTTTGGATGTTTATAAGCACACCGGATCAACCACGCAAGCGGCGGATTCAAACTTGGTGACAAGTGTCAGCGGATGGACTTCAAATCACCAACTCAAAGGCACGGCCTATCTCTACATTAAAATGAAATACGATCAAGATGTCTATGCTTCTGGTTTGCCAACAATTACTGCCGATCTTAAAGGCACAAAGGTTTACGATGCGCGCACGGCAACTACGGCGTGGAGTGATAACCCAGTATTGTGTATTCGTGATTATTTGACCAATACAAGATATGGCAGAGGCATTGAAACCTCGCTGATTGATGATACATCGTTTAATGCAGCGGCCAATTACTGTGAAGAAAGCGTGACCATTGGTGGCGTGAGTAAAACCCGATATACCTGCAATGGTGTGGTTGATACCTCGCAAGGCTCGATGGATGTACTCAAAAAACTGCTCACCGCTTGTCGTGGCTTTTTGATTTTTTCTGGTGGTAAATACAAACTCATTATCGACAAAGTAGAAACCGCCGCCTTTACCTTTAGTGAGGATAATATCATTGGCGCGTGGTCTATTAAGTTGGGTGACAAAAACAGCCAATTTAACAGAATGCGTGCCAACTTCTTTAATCCCGATCGCGCCTGGCAACCGGACATCGCCGTGGTGGATTCATCCACTTTGCGCACGCAAGACAATGGCCTTTTATTAGAAAAAACCATTGATCTACCGTTTACCAGTGATATTGATCGGGCGAAGATGATCACCACCATTAATCTAAATCAATCACGCCAACAAATCATGTGCGAGTTTACCGCTACCATCGAGGGTTTAAGATGTGAAGTGGGTGATGTTGTTTACATTAAGCACACCACACCAGGTTGGGAAACGCTCAACTCAAACGCCGGCAAAAAATTCAGAGTAATGCGAATCACTTTGCAAAACAATGACGAAGTACGAATATTGGCCATGGAATACGATGCCACCGCGTATGATTTTGGCACGATCAGTGTCAGCGATGCTGCTCCAAATACTAATTTACCAGATACAACTACTGCTCAACCGCCAACGGCTATTGCTACAAGTGAAAGCCTTTACGATACAATTGGCTCTGGTGGTGTTAAAGTACGTGTTGCTATTAGCTGGAACGCAGCACTTGATATATTCGTTAAAGAATATGATGTTGAATGGAAAGAAAATGGCTCAAGCACTTGGAACTTCTTAACAACAACCAAGAACACAGAATCTAGACTTGATGATGCTAACCCAATTATTCACGACTTTAGAGTTCGTTCAGTTAATACAATGGGTGTTCGTTCAGTATGGGCGTATCTAAACAATGTAACAGTTGCTGGATTAACGACACCTCCAGTTGATGTTGCTAATTTATCTTTCATAGCGCTTAATAATGCTGCTCATTTATCGTGGGATTTAGCTACTGACCTTGATGTTAGAGTAGGTGGTAAAGTACGCTTCAGACATTCAAATCTAACAACTGGTGCTTCTTGGGAATCATCTACTGATATTG